CTTCTATGATAATTCCAGCTTACAGGGATTTCAACATTATGTGCATCAGTTACCGTGTCAAAAGTCCCACTTGATTCAAATTCTGGAAGTCTAACTTTACTTGCACATAGAAGAACACCCTGATTAATGAGACTTTTTACTTTAGTTTCAGTAACTGAGTCATCATCAACAGTTTCCAGAATATTTGTTATCATATCACCAAAGTAAGCCATTATTTTTCCTTAAATAGTGCCAGGAAGTTCCCTGGTGTCTTCCTGGCACTTAAAAGCCAACATTTAAAAAGCGACCCCGACGGCTACTTTTTCGATGCTGACTTAATCGGTTTATCCACTTTAACTTGACCACTGACAACTACTTTAGTTTTTACAGGGCCAATAATACTAAAACCTTGAGGATTTTCCTTGGCTAAAAGTTCACCGTCTTTTTCATCTACTTCACACTCGCCAGTTGAAAAATCGTAAGGACCGCCACGAAAAGCTGGAAGATTATACTGTTTTAGAGTCTCTGCCCGGCTTCCGTGATATTTCACTAATAAGTTCATAAAATACTCCTTATGAGGGTCCTGGGTAGAAAAATCTACCCAGGATTAGAGGTTTACGGCATGGTGTAGTACGCTGCGACGGTATACACTTGACCTTCTGTCGGAGCAGCAGTTCCAAAAGTGACCCAAATGGATGCATCTGCTCCAACAACTTCATTGAGGCCGGAATCCGCGGCCGCACTCATAGCAGCTGTACAGGCGGTAGCTGCCAAGTACTTGTCGGCTGTGGTTCCATCACCGAGAGCGACGGTCATCGAAGCAACACCACCGTCAGAGGAGACGTTTGCGCCCAGAAGGGTTGCACCTTCAGGAATCGGAACCATCTCTACCTTCTCGCCAATGCCAGGACCGGTTGCAGGGACTGTATAATCTGCTTTAGCACAGAGAACTACGCCCTTTGGAAAGTTGGCATCACCGCAATCTCTTGCAGCAGCTTTACTGGTAAGATCATCAGCCATTGTTTTACTCCTTTTACTAAGTTAAGGTTTTAAGAATGAGGAGAACCTAGGGCGGAGGTTAGGGGAAACTAGGTTCTCCTCGGCTGCACCCGAGGGAGGTTACGCAGGCACAGGGCAGTAGGAATCAAAAACGATCACGCCAAAGTCTTTCGAATTGTACCGAGACTTTTTGACACCAAAAATAGTGCCAGCGGTAATGGCGAGAGCGTTTCCACGGTCATCAGTCTCCTCATTCCAGCTATAACGCTGCGGGCTGGAGTTTTGGCCGTATGCAATCATACCGGCCTGAGCGCCAAGAAATAAGGCGCGAGCAGCAAGAACATCAGAACCAGAACCATAGTCAGTGAAACGCACACAATTGCGATGTTTATGCAAAACGACATCCGCATACTCACCCATAGCGTTCTTATACATCATGGCTTTTTGACCACGATCGGTAGCTTTGTGAATGGCCAACCAATCTTGCTCTGAAGTAGCGGTCCGTAGCTGAAAGGCCTGGAAGGTATGCATCAAGCATACGAATTTCTTTTCGCCATTGACCATGAAAGGTTGAATCATGGGATCCAAGGTCTCAGCCTTGGCTACGAACCGCTCAATATCGAAAAGATCAATGATGTCAGAAGAATCCAAGTCAGCTTTGCCAGTAGCATCGCCGGCATAGAAAATATGCTCTGCATCAGGGGCCTGGAGGGCATTGTTAGCACGTCCAGCCCAGGTTAAGGGGTTGTGGAAGGATGCTGTAATAGCGCCACGAGCGCCAGACAGATAGAAGAAAAGCTGTTCATCCATTTCTTCACCCCACCATACAGATAAAGAATCTCGACCAATTTTGCGGATGTTATACGGCACCCTTTGTTCGGACATTTTGCCCTTGGATTTGGTACCTTTTCTGAGCTGGTCGATGAAGAGAGCGTCATTGAAGAAGGAAACCGCTTCTTCACCAGTCGCGTGACCTTCAATCACATTGTCACCTTCAACACCAGGTTCTTTAAGTTTCATTTGCAGGCCTACGGTGACTTTATCACCTGCAGCCTTATGAAGTTCATTCTTCAGCTTGATCAATGCATCAGGACCAGTGCCGATGAATTTCGCGAAATACATACTTTTCGCGGCCTCGACCGCCAACGATGTTGACCACCGTTGTACGGCCAAAGGATCATTAAGTGGAAAATCAGTCATACTCATTGGAAAATCTCCTTATTAGGCACCGGAGAGATAAGCATCCTGTTGTGCAGGAGTCAGTTTTATGAATTCAGCTTCAGTAAGAACTTGATTCTTGAATTCATTTTCATTTTCTGACGTCGGAATATCATCTAACGATTTATAGGCGTTATCATCTTCGGATTTTTTAAATTTAGCTAAAAGCTCTTTTTCAATTTTACTTCGGAGTTCTTTTTCAAGATCTGCTTTTAGCTTGTCATTGTCAACTTTATTAGTTTTAACTTCATTAACCTTATTTCTAGCCGTCACTAGTACTTTGAGAATATCCGCTGCTTGTTCTCCAAGAACTAAGGGCTTACTTTCACCAGGCAGAATTACTCGTGTTTCTGGATTTGTAAGATAAAATAAGTCTTCCGTGAACCCTATATCCTCTGCAAACTCAGTAAGTTCACTTTTTACTGCTTCATCATCAAAAATCCCAGGTAGAACGTCCTCCATTAAAGTCTCTGTGGTATTATAAATTCGTTCAAGTTCTTCAGCAGCCGCAGCGAGCTCTCGCTCCTGCTTCTCTGTTGCTAATTTAGTTTCTGCTTGTCGACGTTGAAAATCATGAAAACGACCGAGTTTTTGCAGATATTTTAAACCAGCTTTTGAGTCATCTTCAAACTTTTCTTCAAATTCTTCTTCAGAAAGAGGTTTGAAGTTTTGAAACTCCTTGACTTCCTTTTCTGATACCAGGGGTTCGACCTTGGCTTTAATATCCTGCGCTTCATATTGCTGGACTTTAAGCCGTGCATTTTCATTCTTAAGGTGTTTGTTAATCTCTCTGGCTTCATGAAGAGCCTCGATTTTTACATAACCTTTTGGTGGTTTCTCGTCTCCTTTGTCCTTGTCGGCTGTTTTATCCGCGTCAGCTTTAGCAGCATCAGCATCAGTTTTATCAGCATCAGCTTTTTTATCAGCATCAGCTTTTTCATCAGCCTTTTTAGCTTCTTCATCAGCAGTTTTCTTGTCATCACTAGCCTCATCCGATTTATCATCTTTCGACCCTGAGTCAGCCGATTTATCCTCAGTTGATGATTTATCATCAGTGCTCTCATCATCAATACCCATAAGGTCTTTTTCATCAACTACTTCTAAACCTTGTAAAGTACCAATGGTTGTATTGTCAAGATCTACCGAATCAGTAGTTTCTGAAACAGTTTCAGTTGCTCCAGCAGCGTTCAATTTACTTTCACCTTCATCTCCCATTTGACTAGCTCCTTTTACGTCTCTAGGACGACATTAAATTTTTTACGCCTCGTGGGCGAGTTATATTCCGACGCCAGGTGCATCGGGGAAAATCTGATCAAAATTCATGCGGTATCTTCTTTCCGCGTTTCTGTCTCTCTCCATATTCCATCTAAAATCTCGCCCTGTAGGCAATTCTCGATGGCTTTTAAAGTATTTTTCTACTTTTCGATCCCAGGCAGCCTCAGTAGCATCATTGTGTACTGTTTGCTTGAACTCCTTTCCCGCCTGAACCATTTCCGCCTGTCGCATTTATTTCTCCTAACATGCTATTAATAAGTTCCTGACCTAATTTATATCCCTCAACATCAGCTTTCTTTTCTGCTGCATTTGCTGTTTTAAGAAGGGATAAAGCCTTAGCACGTAATTCTTCAGCTTTTGCAACTGTTTCAGCATTTGCAGCTTTACGTGCTTGAATATCAAGTTCATATTCCTGCTCTTCTCTAGCTTGAACTTTAGCAGCTTCTTCTTTCTCCCATTGTTCTCGTTCTTGTGCAGACATTTGATCTTGTAATGGAGTAGCTCCGGTAGCCGCTCTAACTTGTTTAAGAAGAAGATCTTTATTTGGAATATCTGAAATTTCAAGAGCGAGATTGAGAAGAGGTCCAACAGCTTCAGCAGGGGATTTATTAATTGCAGAGAAAAGTAATTCCATATTTTTCTCACGCATTGTATCAGTCATAGGTTTAGCAGCAATCTTAAGATCAAATCTGGCTTGTGTAATGTCATTTTTAATTTCAATAATTCCACCAAAATCATCTTGTATAGGTTTATTTATTTCTATAAAAGCTTCAACACCAGTTACTCGATCAGTAACCCGTAAAACCTTTTCCTGGGTCCATCTATTTTGAACCAGGGAGACAATTTTTTCACCCATATTCATTAAAGCATGCCTAGCATTTTCTAATAATCCTGCCTGCATAGTAGCTTGAGATTGTTGCTTATTATCTAAGGCAACGCCAGATTGAACTTTTGTTTCATAACCTAAAGATTCGTCATTTGCACCAGCAATTTCTTTAACTTCACGTTCACTCTGTTCTAAAAGTTTTATTTGAGCATCAGAAAGTTGTCCCATTTCTTGAATTTCAAAGCTATTCATTCGTCCACGTTTTAAAACAATAAAGCCGTCAGATCGATTAGCCTCTCTATACACTGTATTTTCATCCTCTGCCGCACCTTTTTCAAGAATAACTCGTCGATTGCTAATTAAGGATAAAGCCATGGAGCGTCGTTTATTAACTTCCATGTCTTGTTCCTTAATTTGTCGCGGTATACCAAAAGGATAATCAAAACGATCTAAATACCCTACAAAAGAGGAATGAGGATAATCATCATGAACAAAAGGGGATGGAATATCTTTAAGAATAAGATTATCTAGAAAAGTAACAACTCGCATGCGTTTGACAGTTGCTCCTACTACTTCTCTAGCTTGATATACTAATGACATTTGGCTATCTTCATCACGTGAATCTAAGTCAAGAACCCTACCATTAGGCATAACAGCAAACCAACTCTTAATTAAAGTGGTATACCACATCTCACAGGGCCTTACACGTTTACGTTCTGAATTTGTCCAAAATCCAGATCCCATATGCCGTTTATAATCCTCAATTATAGTACCTTCATCATAAACATCAGGTACATAAACATCAGAAGAAAGATGAGAGAATACTTCCTTTAATTCATAAGCTTTTTCCGGAAAAATCATTGCTAAATCTTCAAGATCTTTCCAAGCAGCCGTAAATGCATACCTACAATAGTTTTTAT